TGGCAACGTATCTGAGCATCAGATAACACCATCTATTGAATACGCGTTTGAGCTGTACGCAAAAAAAGGTTTTCATCGCGCTTTCCGCGAGGATGAAAAACAGACCGATGTTTACTGGTTAGCGTGGGAGTGTTTAAGAGCTGCTGGCGAGACCGTGCCAATGTTCGGCGCAGAATTCTTAAAGACACTAAAAAAGGTGGATGTGTTAGAGGATGACCCGGAAGCATAAGGCGTGACTCGTTTACTTACTTGATCGCACGGATCAGTTTGGAAACGGGAATACCGCCTAAAGATTTAATTGGGTTAGATTCAAGGATGTTTAGCGCATTACTGCAAGCGATGAAAGATCGAGCAAAGGAGATTCAAGATGCCAACACAGGTAAAAGGCGGCATCGAACTTCGTAAAGCCATGAAAAAATTCACGCCCGATCTAGCTAAAGACACGCAAGCAGAAATGGCTAATTTGCTGAGACCAATAGCATCTAAAGCTAAAGGATTTATTCCACGCAAAGCTCCGCTTAGTGGATGGGGTAAAGAATCTATCGATGGCAAATTTCCATTATGGGAAGGAACAGCTGCTAGAAGTGGAGTAGGTTATAAAACTACGCCTAGCAAACCAAATCGCCAAGGTTTTAGAGCATTGGCAAGGATTCAAAACGCATCCGCATCGGGTGCTATTTATGAAACTGCTGGGCGTGTTAATCCTAATGGCCGCGAGCAGGGTGCTGCATTTATTGTTCAAGTACCGGGTCATAAAGATTTTGGTAAAAATAAAGTAGGCGCAAATAAAGGCCAAGGCCGCAGCCGAAATCCACAAGCAGGTTACATATTTGTACAAGCAATAAATCAGTACGGCACGATTGTAGATGCTAATAATCAAACAGGCGCAGGCCGCAGATCACGCAAAATGAAAGGCCGCGCAATCTTTCGCGCATGGAAAGAGGATGGCGGCAAGACTAACGCAGCAGTTATCAAAGCCATCGAAGCATCACGGGATAAATTTAATAAGGCTGTGGGGTATAACTAATGGCCGTTGATCCATCAGTAAGAATTGATATAGCCGCGGAGTTCACAGGCAAAAAAGCATTTAAGCAGGCAGACACAGCTACAGCAAAGCTAATGAAAAGTGTTAAATCGTTAGCTGGTGGTTTAGGTATAGCCTTTGGTACGAAAGCCGTAATTAACTTTGGTAAACAAGCTGTAAAAGCCTTTGCCGAGGATGAAGCAGCAGCCCTACGTTTATCTAACGCTGTAGATAATCTAGGCATTGGCTTTGCTAACGTAGATATAACTAAATTTATAGCCGATCTTGAACGATCAGCAGGCATAGCCGATGACATTTTAAGGCCAGCATTTCAGGGGCTCTTGACCACTACGGGATCATTAGTTCAATCACAGAAGTTATTAAACGATGCCATCACGATTAGCCGCGCATCGGGCGTTGATTTAGCTACCGTATCGCAAGATTTAGCCAAAGGTTATGTAGGCATTACTAAAGGTTTAGCTAAATACAACACCGGGCTTACCAAGGCAGAACTAAGCAGCAAGTCATTTAATGAAATTCTAGGCACTTTACTAAAACAATCTGCTGGGGCAGCTGATGATTACTTAGGTACTACGGCCTACAGTATGGATGTATTAAGCGTAGCAACAAGCAACGCATCCGAGATCATTGGTGGTGGCTTAATAGATGCTTTTGCGGCTGTTGGTGGTGGTAGTGAGGCAAGCGATGCGGCTTATGTAATTGAAACTATTGCTACTGCTATTGCTAACGTTACACGGGCAGCAGGCGGAGCAGTCGGTGCTATTCCTACCTTGATTAAAAACTTAAAGAATCTACCTAGAAATATTTTTGAAGGTTTTGCTGGGGCGCAAGTTGGCAGAAAACTTACGCCGACACCTAAAGTAACTAAAACACCATCTGAAATATCTAAAGAGGAACAGGCTAAACGCCTAGCTAAATTAGAAGCCGATGCGGCCAAGCGCGCCAAGGCATTAGAAGTGCTACAAAGCAAGCAGTTAGCCAACGCTAAGAAGCAGGCAGAATTAGAAAAGAAAAGACTATTAGCAGAAAAGGCTAAGGCCGCGCTGTCTAAGGCAGCTGCGGTATTTGACCTTAACAAGATACAGATAGCAGCAGCACTTAAAGCGACCTTTGACAAAGATGAACGCCTGCGCCTATTGGCTATGCAGGAGATTGAAAACGATAACGGCGAGGCTGCCCTTAAATACATTGAGCAACTAAAGCTGCTAACCCAAGAACAGCAAACTAACAAATTAGCCGGGATTACTGCTATCAGTGAGTCTGAATTAAGTTCAATTAACAATTTGTTACTAGCTGAATTAAAGCGAATTAGCACTACAGAAATGACAGAAGCAGAAGCGGCTACTGCGCGACAAGAAGCCTATGCCAAGTACAACGCAGCCATCATCGCATCAGGTGGATTAGCTGAGGCTAATTTCTATACTGAAAAGACACAAGCAAAATTGCTAGAAATTTCTAAACTGGCTGGGATTGATACAGTCGCAGCAGCACAAGCATCTTACGATATTCTCAATTACACCACGCAAACAGAAATTATTGATCGTATCGCAGCTGCTCAAAAACTAGCAGACGATGCTAAGTTAAAAGCATTGAAAGATTACCTAGCTTTAATGGCTCAACCATTACCTACCCCAGCTGCGCCAGTTGTGCCACCTACAGTTATGCCACCGGGCTTTGGTGTCGGTGGCCAACCAATACCACCAGGCTACGGCGGCATCTTTGATTACTTGCCACCTACAGGTTCAACAGGATCATTAGATAACTCAGTAACAGTAATAGTAGAAGGTTCAATATTTGATGGCACTGATTTTATTGACATAGTAAACGGCGCGATGCTAAACGCGCAAAGACAAGGTTTATCGCGTAGTCCTGCTGGATTCTTGCCGGATGGTGGATGATGACCGTACCAAAAATTAACGCGGTTATTAACTTTGGTACAGGCCCATCGACTGCCCAAGCCTTCATCATTGGCGAAGGCATATTTGGCACTAACGTATTGGCAGACTCAGCATCTTTAATTGTTGATGTAAGCAACGTGGTAGATAGCGTAAGCACAAAGCGCGGCAGATCAGCTACAGCCGATGAATTTCAGACAGGCACACTAACCCTGCGCATCGTGGATCAGAACGGCGATTTTAACCCACAAAACCCTAGTAGCCCGTACTTTGGATTTTTAACGCCAATGCGTAAGGTATCGATATCGGCTACCTATGGCGGTACTACCTATCCAATGTTCAGCGGCTTTATTACCAGCTACACCACCACTACTCCACGCAACGCTAACGATGTTGTTTATACAACTATCAGTGCTGTAGATGCCACGCGCCTAGCGCAAAATGCTCAGATCAGTACCGTTACAGGTGCTACTGCTGGTGACCTAAGCGGTACACGCATCAATCAGATACTTAACACTATTGCTTGGCCGTCATCGATGCGTGATGTAGATGCTGGTTTGACTACATTACAAGCAGACCCGGGCACAGCGCGTACAGCCCTAGCAGCTTTACAGACAGCCACTAACAGTGAGTACGGCGCAATATATGTAGATGCTTCAGGATCGTGGACTTTCCAAGATCGCACAGTGACCGTAGCTAGTGTTGCTGCTACCCCTGTAGTCTTTAACGATAACGGTTCAGATATCAGTTACTTCAATGCTGTATGGCGTTTAGATGACACGCTTATATTTAACCAAGCCAATATAACTAGGACAGGTGGCACGGTTCAAAACGCTACTAACGCGGCTAGTGTTGAAAAGTATTTCGCCCACACTTACAACCAGCAAAACCTATTAATGCAGACCGATGCCGTAGCCCTAGATTATGCCCGTGCCTACGTTGCCAGCCGTGCCGAAACCAGCGTGCGGTGCGATGCCATCGAGCTAGACCTTTACACAGATAACTATGCAGCTGGCACAGTCGCAGCCCTAGATTTAGATTTTTTTGACCCGGTAACTATCACTACCAACCAGCCTGGCAGTTCAACACTAACTAAGACGTTACAAGTATTTGGCGTGGCACACAGCGTTACACCAAACAAATGGCGCACTACCTTTACTACACTTGAACCCGTGATTGATGGGTTTATTATTGGCAATTCTAATTATGGGCGTTTAGACGTAAACGTACTTTCATACTAAGGAGAAATAAATGGCTACAGGCTTTCCAGCAGTTACAGGTGAGGTACTTACCGCAGGCATGTTTAACGGCCTAGTGGCATTTACCCTTAATGCTCAGACTGGCACTACCTACACGGCAGCATCAACCGATCAGTACCAAGTGCTAGTGACGATGAATAACGCAGCTAGTAATACCTTTTCAATACCTACCGATGCTACTTATGCTTTCCCTAATGGCACGGCTATTACAGTGCTACAGATAGGCGCAGGTGTAACAACTATTAATGCAGTAACACCCGGTACAACTACAATTACAAGTGCAGGTGCAACAAGTGCATCACCAGTATTAGCCCGTTATAAAGCAGCCGTATGCGTTAAGACTGGCACTAATGCCTGGACAGTAATGGGCGCGGTGGCCTAATGATTGGCGGAATTGTTGCTGGACTATATGGCGGCGGTAAGCCGGTATTAACTGTTGATTACTTAGTAGTCGCTGGTGGCGGTGGCGGTGCTGCGTGGGCTGGTGGTGGCGGTGCTGGTGGTTTGCGTTGTACAGTTACAGCAACAGGTGGCGGTGGCACTTTAGAGTCTGCATTGACATTAAATACAGCAACAAATTACACCGCAACAGTCGGTGCTGGTGGTGCCGGTGCGAATTACAGCAGCCCACAGTACAACGGCAATAATGGTTCTAATTCAGTTTTTAATACCATCACATCAACAGCAGGCGGCGGTGGTGGTGGGTATGCCGCTGCGGCTAATGGCAAAAATGGCGGCTCAGGTGGTGGTGGTGCTTCACAAGGCGGCGGTTCAGCTGGTGGTACTGGCACAGCCAATCAAGGCTATGCAGGTGGAACTGGACAAAATGGCGGCAATCTTTGCGGTGGCGCAGGCGGCGGTGCAGCTGCGGTAGGTGCTAACGGTGTCAATGGTGGCGCAACTGGCGGTGCTGGCGTAGCAACAAGTATTACCGGCAGCTCAGTTACCTACGCAGGTGGCGGTGGCGGTAGCGGACAATTTACGGCAGTAGGCGCAGGCGGCGCAGGTGGCGGTGGATCAGGTGTGCTAAATGCTAACGCAACTGCTGGAACAGCTAATACTGGCGGTGGCGGCGGTGGCGGTTATTCACAGTCAGGTGTTGCCGATTACAACGGCGGCAATGGTGGTTCTGGTGTGGTAATCCTGCGTTATCCAGATGCGTACACAATAACAATAGGCGCAGGTTTAACAGGTACAGAAAGTGCCGCAAGTGGTGGCTATAAGCGAGCAACTATTACTGCTGGTACTGGAAATGTGAGTTGGGCATAATGGCACATTACGCATTTTTAGATAATAACAATATTGTTACAGAGGTTATAACTGGCATTGATGAAACTGAAACCATTGAAGGTTTAGACACCGAAACTTGGTATGGCAATTTTAGAGGCCAGACTTGTAAGCGTACAAGTTATAATGGAAAAATACGCAAACATTATGCTTCAGTAGGTGATAGCTATGATGCAGTTCGCGATGCATTTATTTCACCTAAACCTGATAACGCTACCGGCTTTGATGAGGAAACCTGTTCATGGATAGTGCCGATCGATGACAGCCATAAGTTATAACGGCTGGCCAGCATCTAAGGATGCTGAGTCGATCCGTATCAAGTCTTACCCGATCAAGGGCAGCAAGGTAAAACTACGCTGTGCCTATTTTGCCGCGCCTCTATTGGTTGCCTTTGCTGAGCAGTTTCATGAACTGATCGAGCCGATCGATGGCGGTGCGCTTGACGACTGGGGGTACTGCTACAGAGATGTTAGAAACGTACCGGGCAAGTTAAGCAACCACAGCAGCGGCACAGCCATTGACCTAAATGCGACTAAGCATCCGTTAGGCAAGGCTGGCACGTTTCCACCTGAGAAAATTCCAATGATCCAGGCATTGACGAAAAAGTACGGCCTCAACTGGGGCGGTAACTGGACACGCAAAGATGAGATGCATTGGGAGATTGCACAAGACCCTGTTAAAACCGCAAAACTAATAGAAAAGTTAGGATTAAAATATGCCGACTAGCGCACAAGTAACAGTAACCACTACAGCCACGCTTTTAGTAGCTGCAAATATTATGGATCAAACAGTATGGCTACATAATTTAGGCGGCGGTGCTGTCTATTTAGGCGATGCTAACGTAACTAC